CTTTAATAGAGTCAATTAATACTTTAGAAAAATTAGGAATAATTCTATCTAAAATTGCGTTAGTTGGAATATTATCATTGAATGCAATTGGGCCTTTACCTGTTACAGTATTTACTACTGTTCCGTTGTCGGCAATAGAAACTGCCTTAGCCCATTTATAAGCTGTAGAGCCTAATTTTATTGCAGCGCCAGCCATTAAGGTTCCGTCTTTCATAAAGTGAAATCCTGTTGGAGCAGTAAATCTGCACAATGCACCTGGTTCAATATAACGCAAACTATTGGCAGTAAATGTGCCAGTCATATATGGAGAATCTGTACTATCTAAAAATCTGCCAGTAGATTGATTAGTCGATGTTGTTGATCTAATCCATTTAGCATTTAAGTCTGAAACAATAGTCTTTGGATACTGATCTAAATAAAAGTTTCTAGTATTCGAAGCGCCTAATATAGGCTCAATAGTATTATTAATAATGCCTTCAATATCACTTTGTGTTGTAAATGTGAATTGGCTTTTTTCTAAAAATATTTGTTTGTATAAAATGCCGTCATCTGCAAACAAACTAGTATTACTATATTTGCCAGATACATCTTTAAGGTCAAAGTATCTACTAACACCACTACTAATTCGATTAGTACTTTTTGTTTTAATAATTTCTTGGCTAATAGCTAGCGGGCCAATATTATAATCTTCGCCAGTAATTAATCTATTTTGTGTATAATATGTTGCAGGTGCATTACTTTTAATTTCTGAGTCTGATTCAGATGCACTTCCGTTTGAAACAGTATAGTTAAGTCTAAGACCTAATGTAAGAGTTTCTAAGCCTCCTGCTTTATTTTGATATGGTATTTCAATAGAAACGTTACCCAATGCACCTGGTGTAATAACACTGGCAGCATTAGCACTAGTTCTATAATATATTTTAAAATTACCTGATGGTAAGTTACCAAATACACCGTCGGAAAATGTTAAGTTTACTCTATCGCCTACTCGAGTATTAACTGCAAAAACATCTTTAACGCCTTTGAACAAGTTGTTATATATAATGTTGTTGCCTTCAACAGCATCAAGCTTTGTCCAATAGTTTGTTTCAAATCCATTTGAGTCAACGTTATATAACCATACGTCAGTATCGTTAATATTAGTAACATCTATTGCTACTGTTTGATTAGGCTGTGGAGATGATATGCTAAAGGTAGAATTATCTAGTTTACCTTGTCTAAAGTGCATAAAGAATCCAGTGTTACTACTACCAGCGCCTTGGCCGTCATCTCTAAACAAAAATGCAGGGCTGTTTCCTGGAATTGGAGGTTCTTCAATAATGCTCTCGCCCATAATTCCTGTACTGACAGCTTCAAATCTTTGACTTACGCCTTCAATTCTTTTTGTAAAAGGAAAGATAGCAGCAGTTGTATTAGTTGCATTAAACCTATATTGCTGTGTAATAACATTAGCTATGCTAGCTGACTTTAACGGATTACCAATATTGTTTGTAACTGGTAATGCAGAGTTTAAAATCTTAATAAACTGTTCAAAGTAGCTACTATTAGCTTGATCATTCCACTTAATAACTGTGCTTGCAAGGTTTACACCTGAACTATCAATAATAGCTTCAGATGTTTTAATAGTAGAAAGCTTTAATAATCCGTTTGCTGCTTGATTTCTTCTTGGGTTATAAGAAAGCATACGTGCTAAACGTAAAATACTTTCTCTGCGTTCAGCAGTTTCTAAAAAATTCTCTCTAGCGTTTAAATCTACTCGGAAACTAATGTTCTGTCCAAGAAATGCAATCATTTCAATTAGTGCTAGATACTCTGATGACTCGATATAATCGTTGAAGTCCTCAGGATAATTCTGACGTAGATAATTAATCATTGTACGACGAAGATTATCAAAGTCATAACTCTGGAAATCGGCGTTACGGAACCCTTGGTAAATCCGCTTCCAATCTTCAGATACTAATAATCTTGTCTGTCTATCTGTTGAAGACATATTTGTTTCCTCTATTACTATGATATTTATCTGTTACAGATAAGTGCGTATATAATTTACAGCAAGCCATTTGCTTGATCAAATTTAAATCGTAACTGTTCAGATATATTAAAAGGAAGGAATACTACTACACATTCAACAGTAATACCCTTTTCGTACGTGTCAACAGTAATTGAATCTACACTCATTCTAGGATCGTGATTTACAATTCTTGTTACATCATCTACTATTGCTTCTTGTACATCAGTAGTAAATGGTTCAAACAGCATGTCCCAGATAACTGTTCCAAATGTTGGGTCACTAAGCTTTTCGCCTTGACGTATGTGGAAGTGATTTATTAGATCTTGTTTAATAAGATCAAAGTCGTATTTTGCAAACCCGTCTTTTTTGCCGTCAACAGTAGAGAACCCTCTATAAGCTCGCCCTTGTGAAGGGGCCTTAGTTGTTTGGGGGACAGTAACACGTTTATAAAGATTTTTTTCTAATTCGCTCATACTGTATTTACCCTATTATTGCGGACCAACTGGTAGTGTGACTTTGCCAGCTTCGTTAGTTTCATCTGGAATAGATGCTTGTTTAATTTCCAATTCTAAGTGCTTTAATGCATCTAATTTTTCATTATTAAAACGCTTTACGCAACTTGCCCTTACATTAGCATTGCTTGACGGAAAGTATGCCATTCCATTGTCTTTAGCTCGTTCGTTATATACAGCTACGATTAATGCTTCATCTGTTGGTGCCGGATTCCCGGTAGATTTAATTGCTCTCTTAAATATTTTATTGCAACCGCCTGCGCCATGCTGTATAGCAGTTGACCATAAAACATCTTGCAATGTTTTTGACTTAATTCTTACGTCAATACCTGTACTTTTAGAAACTTTATCAGCAGCTGGAACAAAATATTGAATTACTGCATAGGAATGCTGTGTTTCAGCCTTGTCTGCTTCAGACATTGCTAACTGCCAAGTTTCCTTAAACGTGTCTGTACCTGAACCAGCCGAAGAGCTTCCTCCTGCTGTTTGTAATAATTCATATACATCAGTATGCTTTGCTTTTAAGTAACGCATGAATCCTTTAAATGCACCAACTCTTGTTGCTAACTGGTAAGTTCCGTAGGACCAGCCGCCTGTTTTATCAAATCCAATTGCAGTAGGATTTCCTCTTGATTCGTATTTAGAGCTTAATGCTCCTAATTCATCACTATATTTAAAACTACTAGAATAGTTGTCAACTGGTGGAGTTCCCTGACCAGTGCCTGTTCCTCCTCCTGTAGACTGAGAACCACTTGAAATGCTTCCTCCACTTCCTGCTACAAATGCACTTGCTACTCTGCCGCCTTTGTTTTTATAAAACGAGTCTGGTGTGAGTACTCTTTCTGCTGTTGATAGGCCGCCTGGTGATTCTCTATCAGTTTCTGTCTTTTTAAACGATTGTGGATCTAAGTTTTCGTGATGTGGCCAAGGTTCATGTTGAGGAGCTCTTGTTAATATACTATCATATGCAACAGGATTTAAACTTCCTGGAAACACATAAGGTAGTTGTACTGTCTCTAACGGCTCAACAGTATCGGCTTGATCGGCTTGTGCTGCAATAGGCCCGTTCACGTGTATATATGTTGCAGTTTCTCTATGTTCTTTACCACTACTAATATGTGTATATGCACCAGCTGTTAATCTATTGTCTTGGCCGCTATTAATATGTAGATATTTGCCTGTTGAGATAAAGTGGTTTTCAGCAACTCCTGTATGCATTGTACCTGCTACTGTAATTTTAGAATCGTTACCAACAAGCAAGTTATGATTATGCTGTGCTTCTATTTGTACTCTGCCGCTTTCTAATCCTTTAGCATCTTGTTCTGCACCCTTACTATAACGTGCAGTAGCTTTCATATTAATATTTCTGCCAGCTTCCATGTTTATATCACGTTCAGCTGTAATGTTTAAATCATTATCAGTCATAATACTAACACTATCGTTTGCGTGGATATCAATTTTACCATCACTGGTCATTTCTATCCAAGTTGTGCCACGGGCATTTCCAATATAAATTAAGTCTTCTGAATTATGCATTACAATTTGATGACCAGTTCTAGTCCTAAATCTTAATAATTCATTTTGCGGTATTGTTTGTTTGCCACCCATTTCAGAAGCCATTTTATTAACATAAATTGGAGGGCCTTCTTCAGGATGAGTTTTTCTAATAAATGACGGATCGCCATCATCCATAACAAAACTTGATCCGCCTAGTCTATTATAAGGAACATTTATTTTGTCATCTGCCGGACCTATTGTAACCTTAGGAGAACCATCTCTTTTATCTTGTGGACCCGGAGTACTAAGGCCAAATACCATACTAGGAATTTCTCTTCTAGCACTAGTAGTTGTTGTTCCCCTAATTTCGTCAAATAATAATCCTTGCGTTTCAAGTACTTCTGTAAAATCTTTATTATAAGGTTTCTTAAACAAAGTAGGATCAATAGCGGCGCCGTCTTCAAATGCTTTATTATACTCACCTACGGGTAATTTTGCACCTAATATTATCAGGAGTT